GGTAGACACAACGTTACCACAGTTAAACCGCCAGTCTCAAGGACTGAGGAGGACCATCAGCCACACTCCGAAAGGAGCGGGCCTCAGCAAACCCGTAAGTCTGGGGCTAAGGCGAAAGCTTTGGTTGGTACCTCTTCAGTTTCTCCCAAGAAACATTGGTGGAACGGTTTAACTGTTATAGATGGGTTGCTTGCTTCGCTGTCCGATGTTAGCATCGGTGTCTCAGCAAAACGCAAATCTGGAGGAGAAGGGCTAGGCCCTCTCAAGCGTAAGGAGTTCAAAGACTCTTACGTTACGACGATACCACGGAACTTGTTGGTATTCTTGTCTCCAGTAGTACGTGTCCTTCGATCTGTCGGGCCTAACACGTACTGGCTGCCAAGGACTGAGGTCATTGACGTCTTCGAGTGGGCTCTGTACTTCGTACGGAGTGTGCTCGAGGTCGTATATGACTTTTGGCCCAAGGCAGTCGCCCTTGATCCTCGATCCCAACTTACACTGCTTATCGCGGCCAGCTCTTGGCCGCGTGAGTCCTTTGTCCAATGTGCGAAGTACTGGTGCACATGGCCCATGGCTAAGTATTTGTGTAATGACCTTCCTCCGAAACCGTCCGTCTATCCGCACATGCATAGTTTCTGTTGCAAGGGCGTGTTGAATCGCTTCTTCAAATCTCGTCTTCGATCTAGGTTCTCAACCAAGAATCTCGCCCTGTGGAACTCCATTCTACAAGGTGTGAAACGTGGCTGTGCCCCAGTCGGAGAAGACTTTGTTAAAGCGGCTCTACTCGACCATCGCAGCAAGATGAGCAAGCCCCCGGTTGTCGATGTCGACCTCGCGCCTTCTGATGGCCTACCACTACCAATTTACGAGTTCTTCTGGCAAGAGTTCGGGTCGAAAGACCTGTACCCTAGACTATTTGAACCTAGTAAACGTGCGTCCTACGAGAGTACACGATCTGATGGGGGAGCCTATGAGTATATCCAGGATATATTCAGAGATTCCCTTTCACCAGTCTTTGTACGCTTTTGGGACGCGGGTGGTGGCATGCCAATTGAAATTCGCGGGTTCAACACACCGAGTCTTGACTCCGCCATCCGGCGTGCATGTTACGACGTTCCGGCCGCCAAAGTCGCCGAGGTTCTCGAACCACTCAAGGTACGACTCATAACCAAACAAAGTGCTCTACAACAGTGGGTCTCGATGTTCTACCAGAAAGCCATGTGGCGCCATTTGGCGTCACGTGAACAATTCAAGTTGATCTCGGAACCACTGAGTGTGGAGCACCTCCTTTGGCTAGAGTCGACGGCCAAGTCGTTCGAATCTACCCATGGGCTCACCTTCGACAGGTGGGCCTCCGGTGACTTCAAAGCAGCCACAGACGGTCTATCTCTCAACGCAACGAAGTCCTGCTTCAACGCCTCTCTGGCGCGGGCAGTGGACTGGTGGGAAGATAATTGGACGACCAACCAGGATATTATCGCAAGGCTCGAACTGTGCCTGCGTGATACCATCTTTGGTCAGACCATCCATTATCCCCAAAGATACAAGATACCTT